GAACGCCGAGAAAATACTGAAATCCAGGCGGCTTAGTCGTGATAGCGGGCAAATTTTGCTGAACGTTGAACCTAGAAACTGCTACAGAATTGTAGCTCAAAAAACGATCAGGACAGACGGCCGCATTCGATGCAGGAACGGCTATGCTCGCCCCAGCATTGCGCTGGTCTATCGACATGTCCCCATTGTCGATGCGGTTAGGATTGACCCCTATCGGCATCGCATCGACATATTGCTTGGGCGCAGCTTGCAACGCGGTCGTCGGGCTGCCGGGAAGCACAATCGGCCCCGTCATCGTCCCACCCGCGAGCGGCAAGAAGCCGCCGCTCAAACCGGCCGCTGTCCACTTGATCCCGTCCCAGGTCCAGGTCACGCCCGCAGCGGTGAACTGCTGACCGACTGTGGGACTGGCAGGAAAGTCGATCATGCGTTCAGGCTTGCGTGTAGGTCATGATCAAAGCTCCGCGCTCAAGAGTGCTACCGACTGCACATAAGCTTGCCCCGCCGCCGTTGTTTGCGCCTGACCAATGAAGAGTGTAGGCGTTGTGGCATTCGCCGCTAGATTAGAAGCATTGCTATACGATGGTGCGCCAGAAAATGTCGTAGTTGGAGCAACGCGCATAGCCGGGATAGTTAATGAGGTGAAGAAAACTTGGCTTGCGGCGCTTCCGTACCCTGAAACCATGATAAAGTTATTCTGGAAATACCTCTGGCAATCGGCCATGCTCTTAGCCGGCGACTGCCGATTGTAGGGCGTTGCTACGCTGCCGATCTCAAGCTTGACGCCGGTCAGATAAAAGCCGGTAGGAACAGCAATAATATTGGCCGTTCCAGTAACGCCCAGGTAGTTAGCCGCCGCCCACGCATTGGCTGGACCGCGATAATTCGCGCCCGAACCAAGATCAAAGCCCACGATAAGCGCCCCAGCATTGCCTTGCATCACCCACGTCCCAGCAGTATCGCCGGGGATGGTGATGGTGATCTTCGTCCAAGTGCTCACCGCCGGGATTGTGAAGGTGAACGGATAGGACCGGGTAGCCGCGTAATTCTGAATAGAACCGCTGTATGTTCCAGCCGCGCCCACATAAACCCAGAACGACAGCGTCACCGGTTGCGCGCCCGCTGACCCCCAAAGAAAATCGCTAATCATATCTGCTTCAATAGACTGGGAAATAACGAAATAATCAGTAGCTAGAGGCGTATAAGGGGAAGTTCCAGTAAACCTGAGATTATAAGGGAAAGCAAACGTGCCACTTGGTTGGCGTTGCCACGTTCCTTTACTAGCTTGACTTGCGCTGTAAACCCACCGATCTACCGTATAAACGTTAATCGCCGTCCCGCTTGCGCCATTGTTTCTCTGATCAATGCGCATGTCGCCGTTGATAATTCTATTCTCATTGGTCCCAGGCCCTGCCGGTCCTTGCGGTCCGGTCGCTCCCGCTGGTCCCGTTGCGCCTTGCGGACCTGCCGGTCCCGGCGCTCCTGGCGCTCCTTGCGTATTGGTCGCCGGAACCCATTGCGAACTGTTGGCGTCCGAATACCAGACGTACAATTGGCCGCCGACGCTGTCCCACCACAACGCCCCTACAGTAGGGCTGGAAGGGGGCGTATCGCTGACAGTGATCGAAGCCCCACCCCCGCCGCCGCCAGAAATCGTCGTCCACGACAAAATGCCGCTGCCATTTGTCGTGAGCGCCTGACCGGCCAAACCGCCGTAGATCGCCAGATTGTTCGGGCTGGCGAGGGCGAGCAGTCCGTTGACCGCGAGGCCGCCCTGAATGGTGACGCCGCTCCCGTTGAACACCGTCGAGCCATCGGCCCGCGCGATGCTCAGCCAGGTGCCGAGGAACGTCCCAGTGAGACCATAAGCGGATAGGCTGAAATTCGAACCCTGGTTGCCCGCCCCTTCCGCCGTCTGATCGCCAAGCTGCAGTTGCCAGCGCGTAAGCCCAGAGCTCTGCCCGAGAATGGCCCGCTGATTGCCGGGAGCGGCGTTGAGCACCATGGAGTTGGGACCGTTCACCGTCATGATGCCGGTTACGGTCAGATTGCCGGTTACGGTGCCGCCCGAAAGGGGAAGGAAAGGCCCGCCAGTGACTGGCGTCACCCAGGACAGATTGCCGTTGCCATCGGTCGCCGGCACCTGACCGAGAGAGCCGCCGCCGATCTGCAGTTGCGCGACGTCGGGCAAGGAGCAAACCGCATTCCCGGCGAACAGAAGCGCGCCGCCCGTGACCGCGCCGCCCGCGCCTAGACTCGTCGGACCCGTGAACGTGCCGCCCGCGGCCGGGACGACGAGGTTCCAAGCGCCTTCTGTTCGTCCGTAAGTTTGGTTGTCAGGTGCGTCCGGAATATCAGGAGCGTGCGACTCTAGATATTCGAGGGTGACTGCCTCCATTGGCTCGACCGGATCGCGCGACAGCATCACCGGATCGTTGAAGCCAACGACGCCAGTCTCGCGTACAATGGTCATCGGGCTGTCGATAAGCAGTCCCGAATCGTCGTAGCGCTCGATGGCGAAATCAGCCTGGGGCGTGCCATCGTTGAGCACGATCGACCACAGGCTCTTGCCTCCGGCGACCGAGGTGATCGAGCCAGGCGAGCCGGTGATGGTGATGTTGTCGACGATCGAGGTCTTGGTGTTTGGACCGTCACAGCCGCATTCGAGAATCCAATCGTCGCTGAGCGGGAGACCCATCTCCCAATCGCTGTCGATCGGCGTGCCGTCAGCCTTGGTCCATTGATCGTTCATCAGCCAAAGCTCCGGACACGCGTACGTGTGAGCCTCGAGCCGCTCGCTTTGGACATGTTGTATTCGTTGTTAAGCTTCTGAATTGTGTCTTCGGTGAGCGTTTTCGACCCTGCAGCCTGGGCTTCTTCACCCACCGCATGCATGTAGGCGTGCATCATCGCAGCGGAGAGATAGAGGCTCGGATACTTGGTGTAGACCCAGGAATCCTGATCGTCGGAGAAAACCGGGACCTCTTGGAAATACCAAAGCTGATAAGCGACGCCCTCGACGTCGTCGGGCGTGCCGCCAAAGAACATCGTTCGCCCTTCGACGGTGTAATAGTTGAACGCCCACTTGTCGGGCAGCTTGAGAAACTCGTCGCGCGCCTTGTAGCGGATCGGCTTCCAGCCGCCTGGCACATTATCGGCCGCCACCGTCACCAGATCGCTCTCAAGCCAATTGTCGGGAAGCGTCGAACACCGCTGGGTAATCGTGTTCTCCGCCATGCAGATCATCCGCGAGACACGGAGCTCGGCATTCAGCTTTTGCTCCGCCATGCGTACGAACGAAGCCGTCAGCGTGTCGCTCCAGTCCTGGCGGTTCGCCCATTCCTGAATCTGCGCGCAGAAATCGCTGAAATCGCTCATAGGTGCCCCATCAATACGACGATGAGGATGACGATAAGAATGACGCCGATCAGCCCGTTGCCAGGCCAGCCGTAACCATAGCCAGGTTGCCAGCCGGGATGAACGTAAGGCCCGCCGACGCCGCCAAGCAGGACAAGAACCAGAATAACGACGAGGACTAGCCCAAGAGTGCTCATTCCTTCCCCTTTTTCGCCAGCCAGAAAGTGACCACAGCCCCAAACGCCGCGGTCAAGCCGCCGATCAAAGCCGCCGTCGACTGATCAACCGGGATGGTGAAGAACAGCGAGAAGACAACCGCGCCAACCATCGCCAAAACGATAATGAGCGAGATCGTGAGCACGCCACCAGTTGTGTCGAACTTGCTCGACACGAACAGCAAGACAGTCGTGAAAAAGATGAGGAAGCCAACCCCAACCGCGCCTGGATAATCGAACATTTTCGGCACCGGAGGCGGCACGACCAGGTCGACAGGGCTCACCGCTGCACCACTTTCGCTACGCCGTAGATTCCGATCGCCATGCCGCCGATCTCGAGCGCAGTGCGGAAAATGTGTTCCGGAGCACACAACGGAGAGTCCGAAATCCCCGTATGCGCCAAAGAGAAACACGCACTGACCGCATAGAAGTCCATCACGGCGAAGATCCCAAGGATCCCGATCGCGCCGATCAAGGCGATGATGCCTGTCCAATCTGACAATTGAGCCATTCATCAAGCCTGTCCCGCCGGCTTGGGCATGGCTGGCCCTTTCGGCAGATCGGGCAGGTTCGCCATCGTCGCTTCGACGCTTTCGCCGGCCGGGACCTTCTTCAGCGCCTTCTTGAAGCTCTGGTAATAGCCGGCGATCGTCTGCGCCTTATCAGTCCCGTTGACGATTCGGCGCGCGTTATAGGGGTCGTTAATCCCCTTAGCTGCGTTAAAATATTTGGGCAAACCAACGCCGGTGAACCACCCATAAACCATGCCGTCGTAGCTGATCAGCGCCGAGGTCTGAGGGTCGAGCATGCCCGAGGCGTCGGGATAAATGGTCGCCTCGACGCCGTAGCGGTCGAGCAAGTATTGCTGGCCGTTTTTGTAATTGGTCTCCCAGGTCAGTTGGACATGGCCGCGGCCGTAATAGCACTGCCCGTAGGGACCCGCCGGCTTACCGTACGATTTGCCCGAGCCCTTGCCGTATTCCTCGATCGGATTCATCGTCTTGTCGGTTTCGTGGAAAAAGGTCGCCAAAGCATAGGCGAGCCAATCCGTGCCATCTTTCGGATTCGCCTCCTCGAAACCCCACTCCCAAACCTCGAGGAGATAATTCATCCCATCGACCTGGGATTGGTTCAGCGTGCCGCCGAATAGGCCGGCGCGCACGGAATCGAAGAAGAATTTGCGGTCGTAGGGCATCAGATCCTCCCTCCCCAGATGCGCCAGGGGTTGGCTTCCGTGGTGTTCCACCAACGGTCGAAGGCGTCGGGATCGTCGTAAATGCCGCGACGAATCAGATCCTCGACCACGATCATCGGTAATCGGCCCAAGACCTTGTTATCGCCGCGGTTGGTCATGATTTCGCGATCGCGCGCGATCGAATCGAGGATGGGCTCGACGTCTTGCTGACTGTGGATGACGAAGCCGCCTTCATCCGCAATCGTTGTGCGCGTAACACCGTCACGCGCTAAGTATCGACGTCGAGCCTCCCCCACTGGGATAGTCCTTAAGGAGTAATGCCGTTGAACATGATGTGAGCTAGAGAATTTCTCATCTCTAGGCCCCATTCAACAACGATCATCCTGCTTTCAGCATCCCCTACGCGGGCCATTAAATACTGACGGAAGCTTCTGAAAAAAGCGACCGCAGCATAATCCGGATCGATAAGTAAACCAACGTCAGGCGGCACCCAACGGGAAGGAATGCACTTCACGCGGCCAAAGTCTGTCGCAATAACGTCGACCGTACTCACAACTTCCGTCTTGCCGACAAGAACCTGAGTGGTCGAGCGGCCGACGAACGTCGAGACTGTACGCTTGGGCCCAGGCGGAACGACCCATAGTGTCGGGCTCGCCCCGTTAGTGTACGCTTTCTGCATCGCGTCGCCCAACATGTCTTCTGTCAGTTGGACGGGCGTTGCTGGCACAGGGAACGCCGTGGTCGAGGTCGTCGGCAGACCTGTGGTCACCGTGCCAGGCGCGACCGCACCGGCCGGCGCATTGGTCTTGTCGGTGGCGCGGCCAAGCCAATGGCAGAAGCCCTCCGTGACGCGAGCCACCGGCGTGGTCGCATCGCTGCCGTCGCTGCGCGCTTGACGAGAGCACAAAGCAACCTCGATGTCGGACTTCAACACTTTCGAAGTCATGGCCATTTGGTGAGCCATCTCCGAGCCTTTACCGGCGGCGTCACTTTCCTCCTGCGAGCCAGAAACCGTAGCGTCGCGCTCGCTAATCTGTGTGACATTGTTTTGACGTATCGTCGGCTGTGCCGGTTGATTGACGAGTTGAAAGCCTTCCACCTGTGAATTAGGTGCGCCAGCCGTGCCGGCCGCGGGAGCGCCAGGTATTGCCGCCGACGCTACTGCAGGAAGGAATTCAGTTTGCCAGTCAAATAGTCGATTCTTCACATTACGTCTGCGTATAGCGGACATAACTGGAGTATCGAAGGGATCTATATTATAGATAGCATTGGATAGATCTTCGCGATTACCTACTGCTTGGTAAGTCGTGAAGGCATTGGATACCTTCGCCATGGTTTGATCTCCGGATCATCTGAGGAACCTCTGAAAAAAGTTGGTCGCATCATCCAGTCTTCCTGTTCGCGCCAACTGCTTCTGGGCTTCATCGATGTTCCGGCGTCCAGCATTCCCAATGGGCGTAGCAGACCCAGGTACCAATGACTTGCCTTTGCCAGGGAGGACCGCCTGTGGCTGAGCCCTTACCGTCAATCCCTGGTCGTACATCCACGCCTTGAAGAGGACGTTGAGCATCCTCCGGTCGTAGACGCCCGCTACCTCGTGTTCGAGGAAGCCTTCGGCGAGCGCAGTCTTGCGCATCCCGCCGATAACCCTCTGCAAAGAGGGCTCGTCCTTGATCAGCTTCGAATGATCTTGGACAAACTGTGTAAACTGTTCGACTGCATATTTCGCGCTTTGGCGATCGTGCTCCTCCCTCGCATTCTGTTGCGCCCAAGCCCGATTAGCGCGAATCGTATTCAGCTTCTGGTAAACTTCTTGGAATTGCTTCTGCTTGCGCCGCGCGCTGAGCGGATCGCGCGCGTATTCGACATCCCAGTCGGGCTCTTGCGGCGTCAGCGCGCGAATGTCCTCGTCGAGCGCTTGCAATCCGTTGATGTAGAGAGCGCTCAACTGAGCGACGCGCGCATTCTCGCGCTCGACGACCGCTTTGCTCTCGTTGACCTTGTTCAGCCGCGAATGGAACGTCGCGGTGCGAATGTAGCCGTCGCGGAGCTCGCCAAGCGAGACCGTGGCGGGCTCGCCGTCGACGGTTATTTCGAATTGCGCATTTTCGAGGTCGTCTTCACCCTCTTCATCGCCGGCGGCGTCGGCTTCTTGGTCGCCCGACTCATCGTCGGCTCCTGCGTGTCCATCGTCGGCGGCGGCATCACTGCGCTCCTCACCCCCTGGTACACGTCGTTCGCCACCCTCCCCTTCAGTTTCGGCGGGCGCTTGTCGGGCGCGCACACGGCTTTCGCTGTCCGCCCGCGGGTCAAACCTGCCATCTGCGATCTCCCTTTCTCGAGCGCGGAGCCGAGGATCGTCTCCAGCATCGCTCGTATCTCCTGTGTCCGGATCGCCTTCGACCATCCGAATCGGCAGGAAAGGCTCTGGCTTTTCGGCAACCTGCGAGAAGCGGCCGCCCGTGTCGCGGGCCCGCGGCGTTCCTTCGTTCTGCGTCTGCGCCGGATCAATCGCTCGCTCGAAAGCTTGCGCCGCTCCGTCAATGCCTTCAGCCATGGCTACCGTCTAGGGGCATGCTTGTTCTGCCTGTCTATTGCCATTTTATAATCGTTAATGAAGCCCTGAAGCTCGTCCGGAATCGCCCGCAAAACCTGAAGTTTCGCCTTCAGTTCGCGGTCTTTCTCCCGATCCATACTGTCCAGATACTCGTTGAACCATTTGATCCGGAGCGATCGCACCGCGAGCATGAAGACGCCCTTCTCGGCGAGGAGCTCCTGCGCCTCGTCGAACAAGACGCGCTTGGCTTGCGTGTCATGAGCGCGAGCGTCGGTCTGCGCCGGATCGATGTTGGGCAGGTTCACGAGAAGCAACTCTTCACCGCCCACATGGCGGCCTGTTCGTAATTCGTGATCGCAAGCGCCGCACGACGCTTTCCTTCCGCCGTCTCATTCGCCGCCTCGCGCACGATCTCAATGAGCTCGTCCGTCCGTCGCTTAATGTCGTCGACACGCGGATCCTTCGTTGGGTTAAAGCCCTGAAAAATCGGTGTATCGTTCATGCGCCGCCTCCTGGTGCCGGCCGCGCCGCGGCCGCTTGTTTCTGCGCATCGGCCTGGGTCTGAGCGACCGCCTGGTCGGTGGCGCTCTGAACATGCGTCTCATGCACGTCGATCGCGCCGTCGTGCGCGGTCTTAAACATTTGCGCGGCAAGCTGCCCGAGCGCCTGAGTATGCTGAGCGTGGATCTGATCAGCCTTCAAGTCGAGATTGGCCCTATCATTCATCGATTTTTCGCGTAACTGAGCCATTGCCAGGTTGTAATCCTGTTCTTGCTCCGATTTACGCAGGTTCTGGTCGCCCAAAGCTTGCGCGGCATCCGCCTTAACCTTTTGGTACTGAGCCTGAGCCGCTAACGTCATCGCGTCCGGTTCTTTCGGAGCACTCAGAAGTGCTTGCATTTGTTGCGGATTTGGCATCTTGAAGTAGCGGCTCACATTTTTAATATTCGCTATGCTGAGCATATCCGTTTGTGTATTGATCATCTCTTGGATGCCACAAATCGGATTGTTGAGGCCCATTTGCGCTACGAGCGTTTGCTGATCCTGCTTGATTTGCTGCAGTGTCATCAGTCTGACGGTGTCAGAACCTTTGCCGAGGGTTGGATTGACCTCGACGCCCATGCTGGCGTCGAAGGTCGAAGTGTCATAATCCACCCAGTTGCCGTTAATCCTGAGAGTCCTGGCTTGACTAGGGTTCTCACAGATCTCGTTGTAAAGGCCAGCGAAGAGGTCCTTGAAGCCCGTCTCAGCCAATATTCTCGCGACAAGCTCGGTGCGTTCCTGCGCCCCGTTTATCACCGCTTCAACGCCCACCATGGTCGAGGATTGAAGTGCTTTCGGGTCGAGACCCTTTGCTGCGTCCGACAACCCAGTACGCCGCTGGAGCACGTCATTCAGGTAGTCGAT